AACCATCAATAATTGTTCCAAATCATTATTCCATAAATTGGTAGGATTTATATCACAGTTTGAAAGAACTGATTCTAAATCAGATATACTCCAATTATTTTTATTTAAGTCTTGATTTCTAGACCATCTTAAAGCACAAAACAAAGCTTGTGTAGATTCATTCTTTGCCGTTTCATCACTACCACCACCAGAACCAGAACCAATTGGTTTTATATCTAATCTTATCTTCTCTCCAGAACCCGCATCAGCTGGATTCATTGGTATCTCAATTCTATACCCATCTCTAACTGATACTATTTTTTTGTTTTTTAGTGATTCAAGTACTGTTCTGGTTGCTAATTCACGATTTGATTTTTTTACTAATACTTTCATCTGAAATTTTATCTTCGACCTTTCTCCGCCCAATTTAACATTATCTAATTCGTAATAACTATGGTTATCTCCACCCAGACAATCCATGACAGCGAGGACTTTGGTCTTTAAAGCTCCTTGAAGAATTGTGGGACTAGTTGTTTTCTTTGATCCTCGTTTAGCCATAAAAAAAGGGGAGCTCTTCCCCTCTATTTAGATTGATTTTCTTTTTTTGTTTTAAAATACAATTTATAGTATCGTCCTTTCATTTCTTCAAGGACTTTCATATCTTCCTCAAAACCCATCCACTTAAGATGTTGATAAGATCCTTCTAGATCACTAATGAGTAGAAGGATATTTGTTGGTTTAACTGGGCGACCACCAAATTGATATTCTTTAGGTATTTCATTTAACACTGGATACTCCTCATCAAATGTTCCATCTAAAATAGAAGCAACTAATGACCAAGAGTTCATAATTTTTTCTTTCGATCAAGAACTTCTATCATTCTAAATTGACCTAATGATTTTTTCTCAAACCAACAAGCCATAGCTTCTTCCCAACTATCAAACTTAAATGCTTGATTATTAAATACAACTTTGTATACATGACGGTTATATGGCTTGTCACATGTTTGTGCAAACCATCTTGGATCCGTGGGTTCAATTAGGGATGTCATTGTTTTCGGGTGGTTTTTTATTAAATCCAAATGGTCCTACTTTAGTTTCGGATCTTTTCTTCATAACAACACCAGCAAGAGACTCCATAATTTTAAGGATGTCTTTTGCCTCAGCACCTTCGCCAAGTTCTTTGGCAACATAGAAATACTTATCAAAGAACTCTTGACTGTGCTCTTTGTAGTCTTCGACTGTGATTGGTTGGTCTTTCATTTTCCTCCAGTTTCGTAGTTTAGTTTGTCGTCTTCTGCCTTTAAGTTACGTTGACGAATACCTTCATGCAGAGCAGCAATTGCTGCTTTAGTTTCAGGAGTTTCTTCCCACTCCCATTGTTGATCATGTTTGTTCTTGAATGATTTCTTACTCATACATCTCCCTCAACACGGTTTTCAGAATAATGGACATCAAACTCACCACCAGGGTAACGAGACTTCAGTTTATCAACATTCATCTCAATGATATCATCAAGAGAAATATTGAGTCCCATACATGCTTGTGCAACATACCACATGATGTCTCCAAGTTCACGTTTCAGATGAAACAGATTCTCTTCGTTTACTGGTTTACCTTGGAAGATAATCTTCTTAACAACTTCAGTAAACTCACCTGCCTCAGCAGACATACCTACAGCAGCAGTTAGAAGTCGATGGGTTTCAAATCCTTCTCCACGAAGTTCTTGAATACGATACTCAAATGCATCTGGATTTTTACTTGGTTCTGATGTGACAGCATTCACAAACTCAAGATATGCATCAGTGTTTACAGTCATACTTTAAAACCTTCAAAATTACGGATTTTGTTGTCCAGTTCAACCAAATCTTCTTTACCAGAATCAATGATGTTTCCCTGGGCACTTGCCTCTACATTATACAACCTCATCTTCGCCCTGTCAATACCCACAACAAACCTTTTGTTAACGTTCCCATCGTTGTATCTATTTTTTAACTGTTTGACCATAATCTGATTCATCTCCTCTAGTTCTTCAGTGGAGATAAGAGCAAACATAAAGTCAGCAGTAGCAGGAAGACCAAAAGATTCTGAAGTATCAGTAATTTCTACATCAGAATTACCGTATCCAGAACGTGTTGTTTGTGTTGCAGATACGATAGGAACATTACATTTTACAGCAAGACCCCTGATCTCTTCAGCAATAGATTTTACAAAGGTATATGAGTTAACAATAGAACCTTTAAGTCTACTCGAAGAACAAATGTTAAGATAATCAATAAAAATAATATCAGGAGCAAAACCTTTCTTAAGACTTAGTTCATTAAGTAGTGCTTCAAAGTGTCCTACGTGAGCAGAGGCAGTTGGATACTCTTTAATGATAAGTGTTCCTTGTGTTTTCTTTGCAATTTTTTCAACCTTAGTCGTAAACATTTGTTTTGGTAAGTCAACAAGATCTTTTATGTTTACGTTCAATAAATTTGAGTCGATTCTTTCAGCAATTTTTTCTTCCGCCATCTCCATGGTAATGTACAAAACATTCTTACCCTGATTAAGAGCAGCAGAGGCAACATGACACATAAACAAAGACTTACCCACACCAGTACCTGCAAGAGCAATGTTGAGAGTTTTGTTAGGAAGACCACCTTTTGTAATTTTGTTGAAGAAATCCAAATCGAATGGAATTTTGTCTTCCGACCGATGGTAGAACTCATATCGTTCTTCAGCATCTCGAATATAGTCGTGACCGATGTGATCATCAAATGATACTCCTAATGCTTGTTGCAAGATAGATGGAATAGCATCACGATTTTTGGTCATGTCTCGACCGTCTGCAATCTTAACAGACTCAATTAAAGCAAGATATACCGCTCTTTCTTTACACCACTTCTCAGTAGTATCTAGTAACCATTGTGGATCAGTCTTTTCTAATCGAAGACCATCCAGCATAGTTAGAGATTCATTGAAAATTTCTTCCGAGATATCTTTTCTTTTTTCTAGTTCAATCTTGAGTATGGTGTTATTTGGAATACCATCATACTCATTCATGTAGTTCTGAACTTCCTCAAAGATAATCTTTTCGCTGAGATTTTCAAAATAAACATCTTTGAGAAAGGGCAGAACCTTCCTCAGATATTTTTCATCATGGATAAGGTGACACAGAATCTTGGATTCAATCTTCATACTTACTCAAAGCTACCGTAACTATACTCCCTTTGAGCAGCTTCGTCAAGGGCTTGCATCACTTCAGGTGTGAAGTACTTTTCTGGATCAGCAAGGATAGACTTGGGATATACACTGCTCTCACCAATCTTGTATCGATTACCAGATTTCTCAAAGACTCCATACTTCTCACCAAGTTCGAGTAATCCATAATAACGATCCAATCCACGTTCATCATAGAACAAACGTGTAGCAACCATAGAGTTCTCTTTTGTGAATCTAGATTTGAATGCCTTACATTTGATGATGTTACCTACAACTTCAGTTCCATCTTTCTCTTTAGATTTTGAAAGATAGATGATAGTAGATGCGGCATACTTGAGACCAGAACCACCACCCATTTCTTTCTGTGGCATATACGAACCAACAACATCATATGTGTGGTTAGTAACGATCAGAGGGATACCTGCTTGACCTAGTTTGAGGGATAGGATTCTGAAGATAGACTTGACCACTTGGGCACGAGTCATATCACGAGTCTCCTTACCTGCAGAAGCGTCCTCAACCTCCTTTGTCGTAGACAGCATACCAAGAGAGTCAAGAACAAACATTAGGGGTGGGCGGTCCTTCTTCTTGAGTTTGGTGTACTCATCCACAACCTTGATTGATTGAGTTCTGAACTCCTGAACTGTAGTAACAGGCACCAGACCCAAACGTTTTACATCAATACCACGATCAGAAAGCATCGACTTAGTGATAGCAGATTCAGACTCGAAGTAAATTACTTGAGCGTCTGGATTTTGCGCCAAAAAGTATTTTACTATTGACAGAGCAAAGAAGGTTTTACCTGTACTGGATTCTCCTGCAAGTGCGGTAATTTTGTTTGATGGGAGACCACCGTAAATGCTGCCAGACACAAGAGCGTTGAAGATGTAAGCGCCAGTATCCACAAACGTGTCACAATCCCCTGCGGCGATACCGTCTTCAGCAACCGATGCATACTCATTGTCCAATTCCGAGATAACAGTTTTTAAAAATGACATACTAATTCCTATACAAAAAATGCTTCAAGTGTTCCTTTTTTTTCGACTTGCCAACCAATAGTTTCAACAACGTTTCTCAGAGGTTCCAAGAAACTTTTACTGAACTGTAGGTCATAATCGATATACTTCTCCAGTTTAAATTCTTTCGGCATCGTCTGGAGATATGCGATGACGTTTTCCCCAAATGGGTTTGGTTTCTTTAGATAACAGAATTTGATTTTTTCACCTTCCTGAATCATAGGATACTTCTGATCCAGTTTCATCTTTTTGATGTGATGATTATATAAGATTGCACCACGAACATGAATTGGAGTTCCTTTAGAATAAAGATTAGAACTAGATTTGTACTTAGATAATCCGTTCAGTCCTCGTGGAAATGAAATTTCAGCAACATCTCGTTTCTTAGTTTCTACCTTTACATCATCGATAAACTTGATCAACTCATCATTTGATTTGTTAATAATAATTGTAAATGCTTTCTTAAGTTTATCGCGATAAAAAGCAGGTGTTGAAGATCTTGCAGTTTCAAGACCCATGATCTTCATCTTTGGTTCTTCATAACGAACACCTTCACTATCCCACACGTTGAGAATGTATCGCTTCTTGGCAGTCCAGATAGCACGGTCAGCGATATTCTCACGTTTCATTTGCATCTTTTGTTCATATGCCGAAACGTAATTCGCAAGTTCCTGATAAGAGGCATCGATGAATGGTTCCAGTTTTTCCTGACAGATCTTATCAA